GGTATTACATTTAAATCTAGTGCTCAAGATACTATTCTTACTATTGCCGATGGTGCAACTCAAACAACTGCAAATGATGTAGTAACTACTGCATTAGCCGCCGGTGGAGAGTTCGCAACAGCCGATAACAGAATTGAAATTTCTGTTACCACACCTGGATTAAGAGAAATATTGAAATCCGATTTTGGTAATGATTTCTTAGAAAAAGTGGCCTGGGATTCAGGATCAGGATCAGTTGATTTAAGATCTCTTGCTACATTAATTAATTTAGGGTTTGTTGCTGAAAATTCAGTAGCAATAGTTGAAGATTCAACAACAGATAGTCGTAATTGGATGGCATTAAAAGAAGCTCTTAAATTAGTCCAACGAATTGAACGTCATAAGAATGCTTCTGTTACACAATCATGGTTGGAATTACTTGAAAAACATGATAACTCTCCAAGCGCATCTGCTTATAAAAAGATTTCTGCAGGTGTGCATAGTTTTATAATTAGTGCAACATTAGCAGCTCACTTAACAGATGCACAAGCATCTACTAGAAATATTAATGATAAAACTTTAACAGTATTTAATTATATTGCATATGAATCAAGACATCACGAATTTAATTTAGATGAAGATAGTAATGTTGTAAATTCTATTGATAAATTATACCCTAATGATTATTATAGAAAATCATTGAAAAGTTCTATAAGATCTGTTGCTCAAAAAGTAATTTTATTAAATTTCCGAGCCGCTCCTGAAAAGTTTATTAATAATCTAGGCGAACACATTTCGATATTTGAAGAAGGTACTGGAGGATATACTGGTGAAAATAAACAAACACATGCAAATCTAGTTTCAGCATTTGGTACCGCAGCAGGCACTTGGACTAGCGACGATTTTGGTAATATTTTTGATTTACAATGTTCAGGATTATCAGCACAAGGTGAATATTCAGAACAAAAAGCAAGAGTATATGTATATTTATTTACAATGTTGGATAACGCTCATGTAAATGAATTACTTAAAAAACAAGCAGTATATAATCAAAATTCTGTTCAAGCTTCAGCATTGTTGAAATATAATCCAAGAAAAGATGGTTCAAACTCAACATTATCATTTATAAATGCAACAGAAGCTATTAGAAACGCCGTTACAACTAATGTATTAGGTAACGTACCATATGTAACTGATGCAATAACTGTTGAAACATGGATTATGGAAAGTGGTAAATTTAGTGATAAACACCATTTTGGTATTAATATGCGTATGGATGTTGAAAGAGAAGCTGTTCGTGATTATGTTGTTAGACAACTAGGTAGTGCGCTATTTAATAACGATGAAGATGAAACATGTAGATTACAATTAGTAAATGATGTTCCAATTTCAGCTACCAAAATTCAACAACTTGCAGATAAAATTAGCCCAAACAATCTAGTTAAAGATTTCGAAAATAATGATAAAATAAATATTAATGATTTTGATGCTTTATATAATGCAATGACTACTGGAGCTCAAAAAGATTTAATTAATAATAAAGCATATGTAAATTCTGTATTTATGGCAGTTGCACAATCAACAACACATACTCGCATAAGCGCAGGACTAGTCGTTACAGAACTTCTAACATACGTTTCAGCAAATGCAGCAGGTCTCTTAGGTAATCCCACAGATACAACAGATGGAACTATTATGATTGAAGGACGAAATTATGATTTAATTGATAATTTAAGAGCTTCACTTGCAGGTGGATCAAGAGAACAAATATTTGAATTTTTCTATATGATGAGTAAAGTATCTGAGCCAACTACTTCTACCGTATATTCAGAACTTGCAATGGGTATAATAAATCAAATCTCACATCAATTAGCAGAAGATGACAAAAATTCAGTTCATCATCTTCCTTCAGGATGGGCTTCATATGAACATCCAAAAATTACTGAACCAAAAGAAAGAAGATCAGTATTAACCCTAGCATCTAAAAGGTACTTTAGTGTTACAAACGCATATCGTTCAGTTTCAACTGCTGGTACAATATCATTACTTGATGGATCAGAAGCTAGAGATAAATTTGGCGTTACTACATCTTTTATTGAACAAGACGATATAAATAATATCTCATCATTGAGTAAAACCTCACAATCTAAAGTAGTTAAAGTAGATCAATATATTGCAAAATTAGCTAAAAGAGTTGCCCCTTATTATACAATAAATGAACTTGTTAATGAATTAGGTTTAATGTCCGCATCCATTACTACACCACTCGGTAGTTTCGGTAAATTATTTACTATGTATGTTTCTGCATACCAAAACGAAGATAAAGATAATGCATATAAATTATTTGATACTAAATTATCATATGCGGGTATTGGACAAGCAACAATTCAAGCTGTTATTGAATCTGGATATATTGATTTAGAAGATTTACAACATGTAATGCATACAGTAAAACTCAAGACTCCTACAGGTGGAGGTTTAACAAGTTCAGAAATTGACTACACTGCTCATACACTTGCTGCTATCGACTCGGATGGTGAGCCAGTTACATGTGAAGAAATTGGATTAGATGGATGTGCTAAATGGAGCAAGAAACTAACATATGTTTATGATATTACAAATCCTGAAGTTTAAGTGAATAAATAATTAAATAAATAAATAATTAAATAAATAAATAATTAAATAAATAAATAAATAATTAAATAAATAATATTATAATAATAATATTTATTTAATCATCATGAAAAGGATCCATTAAATTGCTAACAAAATAATTTAAATTTTCCGGATCCACTTTTTTTTTTCTAAACAAACATTTCCATGATTTATCTAATTCAGCATTGTTCATTTCCTGTTTAAAAATTTGATCAATAACATTGTATGCGGATTTCAGTCTAAGTATTTCCTTCATAATTGCTTTCTTTTTTTCATATAATTGTTCTATTTTCTTTTGATCTTTATCAGGTAGTTGATAGTGATAATGTGATTGTAATGCATTTAAATATCGAATATCATTTTTAACATTTTTCAAACTAACAATCATTTTTCGTCGATAGTCATCAATACGTTTAATAAGGGTAAAAATATTAGTATGATAAATAATTGGATAGCGATATCGTATAACACGTGGTATAATAAAAGTGTTTGTTTCTTTAATTTCTCCTATTTTTTTCTGAACTTGTTTTAATTTTTCCATAATATCTTTTTCAACATCACAATAAGTATTATTAGAACAATTATTTTCAATATCATTATTTTGATTTTTAAATAATAATACAGATCCCGATATAAATTCAACATTTGATTGCAATTTATCATATTGATGAGCACAAATACGATGTGCTTCAGATGCAGCATCTAATTTCAAATATGTAACAAGTGATAATAAAAATACAATAGTAGCATTAATAGAAGCTAATACAAGTGAGTAGTTATTTTCACATACATCAAATCCTGAAAAAACAGTAGCAATAGTCGAAAGAGCAATAGCAGGTAACATTAATAAATTTAGTTGATATTCAGAATGATATTTACTTTCCATATATAGTATTTTCTGTCCTTTTAAGTAGCATGCAATAATATCAAGTGATGAAGACAATTTATGAAAAGGATCAAAATAATATTTGTCAATACCTTTTTCTACAGCTGTATATGATAATTTAGTATAATTAACAACAGCATGATTATTAGTTTCAATTTCAATACCATTAGGATCAACGAAGCTATTATCAGTATTAGAGTCGTCGGCAGAATTACTATCATCAATTTGGCTATGTTTGGTATCTTTATCGGTGGTAATTTCATTTAATAATAAATTATTATTATCATCGTTTTCATCAAGGTATAAATCAAATCCATTACTATAATTTTCGTAATCATCGGGTCTGATAAAAAAGGAGAATTGATCATCTGTAAATGTATTTAGATCGCTTTCGCCAATAGAAATAATATCTTGTTCGTCCAGATTAAGTTCAGTTACTTCCATATAATTTTAGTATATTTATTTTTCAATAATAGTACAATTATTATTATTTATACGATAAGGAAAAGTAGAAGTAGTATAATTACATGCTAGATTGTTAAATCTAGCAACTGCAGAATTGTTAATAAGAGTAAGTGTTTCTTTAGATTGTACGCAATTATTAGTATTTCCATTTGAAATTATATTATTTTTTAAATTGTTAGTTCTAGAAGAAGAAGAGTCATTTAATGGATAATTACTGTCAGGTTGAACAACAGAATTAGGATAAGTACTATATAACCATTTATTTTTTTGTCTTAACATACCTTTGGTATTTAATACAGACTTTTTAATAATAGATGGATCATTAACATAAGATCTGTCTTTTTTAATATAAGAATTATTATATGTACCACAACATCCTCCTTTTCCGATTGGACCTTTATATCTAGTAAAATAAGATTTATTTGTTTTTCTTGCTAAAGATGTTTGACCAATATAAGATTTATTACGAACACCTCCGTTAATACTGAAGTTACTAGTATCATGTGATACTTTTTGAATATATTTTTCATTTGCAATTTTAAGTAAAGTCGCCATTATATATATTGTATTAAATTAATAATTTACATAAAACATTAATTTAACATTTACAGTCGTCATTATTACAAGTTGCGTCATCACAACATTGAGATTTACATTCATTAGAACAACAATCGCATTTGTCACATCCACCGCGAAGACGAAGTACTAAATGTAAAGTAGATTCTTTTTGAATATTATAGTCACTTAATGTACGTCCATCTTCTAGTTGTTTTCCAGCAAAAATGAGACGTTGTTGGTCAGGAGGGATGCCTTCTTTATCTTGAATTTTTTGTTTAATATTTTCAATACAATCACTTGCTTCACAATCTAATGTGATGGTTTTTCCTGTTAAAGTTTTTACGAATATTTGCATATTATAATATATATATATATATTATTTTTATATTATTTATAAATATAATATAAAATTGAAATATATAGTTAATATATTAACTACATAAATACATAACAAATAATACAAACATGAGTAAAAATACAAATCTAAGAGTAAATAATCGTTGGAAGATGGATACAAAAGAGGAGATGTCCTATGATCAACGTAAAAAGAGAAAGAATGATACAAAGAGAAGATCAAAATTTGATATGTTAGTAACACAAGAAAAGAAAGAGGAAAATAAACAATTAAATATATTTAATAATGAATTATTTCCTGAATTAGTGAAAGTAGAACAAATAGGTGATGGTAAGAATGATTATTTAGAAAAAATAAAAAAACAAAAAGAATTAGATGAAGTGAAGATCAAATTAAAGCCTGGCTGGGTTGAATATAGAAAGATAAAAGATAATAATAAAATAGAAATAAGTAGAGATGGAATAAATTATCATAATTCTTTAAGAGAAACATATACAGTTGAAGAGTGGGATAAAAAAGAAAAGGCTGAATTTAATAAAGAAATGCAATTAATATCTCAACGTTTGAATGCATTATATTTAAAACGTAAAAAGGAATCTGATGATTATTATTATGAAACGGGTAATTTGGATTCATTTGCATTGGCAGAAATAGATTGTATAGAATATGAAAAATATGTAAAGAAATTTGACGATGATGCATTAGAAATACAAGAAAGTAGTGATGATGAATATTCAGATGAAGAAGGATATGATTCAGATAATAGATATAAATATAGATAAGTTATAAATGAAAAAATAAATAATCTATTTAATTTATGGAATATGAAAATAGTATAATAAATGATAGTTGGTTAAAAGGAATGAAAGAAATATATAAAAGATATGAAAATTTTGATGAAATAGAAACAAATAATATATTGTGTATAATTTTTTTTATATCAAAGAGGAATGAAATAGAAGAAATAGTTAAAAAAAAGTATAAAATAGTAAATAATACAGTAGATATAGATGAAATAAATAATATAGTAGAAGAATATACAAATGAGTATAGAATAATGGATATATTTCAGTCATATGTGCCATATAATCATGAAGAAATGGAAAAAAAATTATTTGATAAAAAACCATTAGTAATAAAAAATGTAACAAATAAAGATAATATATATTATCCAAATACAACACGTTATTTAAAAAGAATGAGTAATTTAATTATATTTTGTAAAGAAAATACATCAATGTCGTTATTTACAAAAAGAATACGAATAAAGGATAGTAAAAAAACACGTAAAAATAAAAAAATATATAATATTTTTTAGTTAATAAGTTAAATTAAATGTCATCAATATCAATTTCTCCTTCGTAATCTTCTAATATAGTTGCTGATTCTTTTAATGTTTTTTTTGTATTTTCTCTTATATCTTGTTCTAGCTCATAAGTGTTATTATCTGCGAATTCAAATTCACAGTCGTCGTTTGATTCTAATTTATCATTTGTTTCATGTGTTCCTATACCTTTAAACACAGCCCAATCAAATGAAACAGTATCTACTAACCTATCCATTTCGGATTTATTATATACTTCAAGCAAGTCACATTTTTGTATAGATTTTGACGCAGTTTCCCAACTACGTACATCTACAAGTACAAATGATCCAGGTGTAATAGTATTATGTCGTTTGGACCTACCTCTAAATTTATTACGAATAATACATAATCGCGTTGTATTATCGCCACATACTACATGACACATACCATTTCCAAGCATTTTTGAAACACATGCTAATTGTTCATCTGGTTCATCTGGATTAGGAGTACGCAATCGATTGTCACGTGGTGCAGAAACTATTTTACGAGCTTGTTTTTTACTTTTATTACCTCCAAAATTCTTTACCATATTTATATTGTTATTTTAATGATAAAATAAAATAACAATTCAATTTTTTAATATAATAAAATTAATATTGATATAATACGGTACATTGGATAACAAATGACCAATTTAATCCCCTGAGATCAATATTAAAACCTTTATCATCAACTAATGTAATTTTCAATCTTCTTAAATTAACAGGACCAAAATATTTACGTTCATGTGCTTGTAATGAACCACTGAAATCTATATATGGAAATAAATTTTTATCTGTATTAGATGATGTACCTTTTAATGGTATAAGTGCAAAACAATTATTAGTAGTAGGAGGTTTTAATCTACTATTTTTTATTATATTAGCAACATTACCTGTAACATTATGTAATTGTGCAAACGCGTAAAGTTCTGCTTGTGTATGTGTTCGTGGTTTCAAAGGTAGATACATAACATTATTCTTATTTACAGTAGGACTTTCTTTTAAAATATTTTCAAAGTTTTCAAGTATATCGCTATCTAATGCAGAAGGCATATCTGATATTACTTTTCTTGTTGATACAGACCCGGATGACATTACAGAACTATCGCCACTACATTCAATGTTAGTATTAATTCTATTTTGTAAATAATCATCAATATAAATCATAACATATTTTGTATCTGATATATCATAACTTGCTTCTGCACAATATGAAGTAATATTATTATTAGAGTTTGATTCAGCTCCGTAAAATATTTTTCTAAACCCGAGTGTCCATCCTAAAGAATTATCTAAATTAACATTATTATGTGCTGAAAAAAATTTGACGGTACCAGATTTAATATTTAGATAAATTTTATCAAATTCTATATTATATTTAAACTCGATATCTCCTTCATTTATTACATTTTTATTATTATCTATATCACATTTAGGTAATATATTATCTTTGAAGAAACCAATACTATCATTTATAGAATTATTAATACTAGTAACTAGATCTTCAATATTTGAATATTTATTATCGGGAATAATAACAGGTAAGAAATTATTTTGACATATTAGATCACTATTTTCATTTAAATGTAAATTACCGTTATCATCTCTATACATATATTGAGTAGGATCTTCGGTCAAATTTTCCATATCATCGTTGCTATATTTTGTAATAAAAAACATATTATTTCTTTTATTATTAGATATATTATTCCATATTAATGGTATATGTAATGAGAATAATTTAAACGATAATAAATCACTTATAGGATGTTCTAAATCTATAGTAAATGGATTTGTGTTAGTTGCTAATAAATCTTTACTGTTTGGATTATATTCGTATTGTCTATATCTACTATCAATAATAAGTGTTTTTTGAATAATATTTTCTAATTTAGGATTTAATGTACCTTCCCTAATTGGTTTATCATATGTTACATCTTTATCTAAGTTTGTTCTATCGACTATTATATTATCTCCTCTATCGTTGCTATGATTTTTATCTTGTGTAAAAACTAAATTTTGATTTTTATCTTGTGTAAAATTATTAGTATTTATTTTATTAGAAAAATATTCTATAAGTTTATTTTGTGAGGGTATTAACATGTCTTTAATACTTGTATGAGAGTCAGGTATTCCATTTAAAAATTTTGTAGTATATTCTTGAACTTGACTTAATGTAAGTTTATTTTCTGGTTCATCAATTTTGAATAAAAGTAATAATTCATTAATATCAAATGAATCTATTTTATTACTAGAAGAATTATTAGAATTATTAGAATTATTAGAATTATTAGAATTATTAGAATTATTAGAATTATTAGAATTATTATTTGTATTATTCATATTTTTAAATCCTTCTTTTTTTTTCTTATGGTCTAGTGTTTTTTTTAATTTATTAATATCATAATTTAAATTGACTAAAGGTACATGATTACTGGTATTATTTGGTGTATTTCTAATTTCACTTTTTTTACCTTTATAATTATTTAATTTATTCATCATATTATCAAATTTATTCATATCTATAAATAATTATATATATTATATTTTTAAATCTTATTCTTAAATAATTTTTCAAAATACACTGGAAAATAAACAATATTTTTGCATTTTTCAATAATATTATTAGGTATTCGTTGAATACCTTTTCCCCTTTTCAGATGTTTTTTTCCGGTAAAACATATAATATCAAAGAATTGTAATATGCTTTCATCATATTTATTTAATTCATTCCTATCAATCCTATATACTGATTTATATGTAAAACGGTTGTAATTTGGTTCATTAAAAATATTCTTTTTTTTATTAATAACATAATTTTTAATTAATCCTATACCTTTGATTTGATTATCATCATTATGCATTTCTAAAATAATAACATAATTATTTATAGGAATTTTGTCAGTAATATGACAAGGAGAATTATAAATTAATGATTTATGTTTATTCATATATATTGTTTGTTCTCTCCATGTATGTTCATTAAAACGTGTTACAGCAATACTGTATGACATATTCTTACTATTTATTATTATTGGTATAAATTAAATCAATTTTTTAAAAATTAAATCGGTTATATTTATTATAATAAGTTGCAAAATCACTATTAAATTTAAAATAGTTGCATATATTTTCAGTATTTATAATATCTGGAAAATCTTCAATTTTTGAAATGTCTGGTAATAACTCAAATATATACTTTTCTAAGTATTTCATACGATATCTAGTTGATTCAAATAAAGTTATACAAAATGATGTAGAGAGAAATTCAAAAATACACTTACTATTATTAGTTATTACATAATTATCTCTATTAGAAATACCATATTTTCCATCTTTATCATGAAAAGGAAATCCATACATCTTATGTGCTAACACTATTTTTTCAATACCATTATATACTAATGGTTTATTACTATAATAAATTGATAATTCCGGATTAGTTTTGTTTTTAATTAAACAACTATGTATATTTGGATAAATATGTTCATTATCTTTTGCTTCAACCAATGATACACCAACAGGAGGCATATTTGTTTTAGTAATATAAGATTTTAATGAACCATATTTTACCACATATGGTTGTAGAACAGAAAATATATAACAAAATTTTAATGGAATTGGAGAGAAGTAATTTAATTTATATTTAATAAATTTATTCGAATAATTCTTATCATACAATAATATCTCCTGCCATTTTTTAGAATGCAAATTATTTTTCAAACATATTATACTTACAGGTGTTTGTGCATTGTAAGAAAATATTTTATTTGATTCACTGTTATCAAAACATTTTAATTTGACTATTTCTCTCTGAAAAAATAAATCATACATGTTTTCTTTGTCGGGTTTCATCCAAATTACAGGTATGCATACATTTAAAAATCCGTTTGGATTTAGTATATGGAGCGACTTCTTAATAAATGATTTCCATATAGCTTTTCCATCATTTTTTTTATTATTAGATGTATTAGTAGGTACTTTTATACTCCCATCCATATTATAAGGTGGATTACCAATAATAACATCAAATAAGAATTCACTGTTAAATAATATATAATTAATATTGTATATATTTGCTTTCTCTCCAAAGAACTGTTTCAGTTCAAAAATATAAATTGGGTTTAATTCAATCATATACAACATTTTAGTTATAATATGAGTTCTTCTTTCAAATTCATCAATTATAATTGTAGACAAACTATTAAATAATCTCTTATATACACATTTAATAAATATACCATTTCCACATCCAGGATCTAACCATTTATAATTTATATTTATCCAAACATTTATTGGCAATAAATCTAAAATTTCTTCTACAAAATATTCAGGTGTTGATACATCCCCATATTTTAATTTATAATCCATTAGAATAAATATATTTAAATTAAAAATAATAATTACGTATTATATATGGAATTAGTAAAAATAAAGGATATGTATGATTTCATTTCATTTTTACCAATTTTATTATATATTTATGGGTTTTTAGAATTAGTAATAAATAACAATAGTTATTTATTCATTGGATTAGTAATATGTAGTATTACACATAGATTAATTAAACAAATAACAAAAAATTGGAATCCAAATATTTTTAAAAGACCTGATAATGCTAGAGATACGAATGGATTAAATAGTGGTGGATTTTCAGGAAATAATCCTGGATTTCCTTCTGGTCATACATTAGCTACATCGTATGTTATGTTTTATTTAATATTTACTAGTAATAAATATATATTTGAAATAGATAATTTATTAAAAATAATAATTGTTTTGTTAGTAGCTTATGCACGAGTAATGAAAGGAGCGCATAGAGTAATACAAGTTATTGCTGGATTTTTATTAGGAATAATAATTGCATACATAGCAGCATATAAAATAAAGGAAATAGAATAAATATTTAAAATTAATTAAATTAAATATTTATTTATTTATTGAGGTTTTTGAAAACGACGAATACATTCCCAAATTTTTGAAGCCTCAGGAAGACTATAAATACCACGTTTTTGCGCAATATTTACAAAATTTACAAGAAGATTAAGGGCAACATTTTCATCAGTTACATCCACTTCCAGAATATTTACTTGATTTGCATCAGGCTGTTGCGATGTTACAGGCTGTTGTGATGGTACAGGCTGTTGTGATGTTACAGATTGTTGTGATGTTACAGATTGAGATACACTTTGTTGTTGAACTGATTGATTTTCCATTCTATATAACTATTAATGAATAACTATTTAATATATTTTAGTATATATTATATTTTAATTATATATTATTATCATATAAGAATGTTTGATTTAAATATAGATCATTATAATAATGATGAATTATTAGGATTACTTTCAATTAAAAAAGATTCAAAATATGATATTATTGAAATAAATTCAAAATATCAAATATTATCTGAAAAAATACAAAAATCAAATAAAACAAAAGAAGAAAAAGATAATACAAATGTTTTTTTAGAACAAGTTAAAAATAAATTAATATTAAATTTATCAAAATCTTCAAATACTGAAATTATTAATACATTAACTACTAGTATAAATCAAACTACATCACAAGTAAATCCACTTCAAATGGCATCATCCTCTAAAAGCAAGAATCTATTTGTTCAAAAATTAATAACAATAGATACCCGATTTAGACCAGATTATTCATCAAGTATTGGTACTAATTTTGTATATACAACACCACAACCTATAAAAAATATAACTAAAATGGATTTAGTTTCTGTTGAAATACCACAAGTATATTGTATAATGTCTGAATATTATAGAAACTCTAGCTTTATGATAAAGATAGATAATACTGAATATATGATAGATTTACCGGATATATATTTATTTGATAACTCATTCACTGATTATAGTAATTATATGAAATTAATAAATTTATGCAATTTATACTTTAAAAAACATAAAAATGAAAATATTAGAAGATGTTCATTTCTACTAGAACAATTTGATAATAATGTTACTATAATTAAACATGTAATTTTTATGTTTAATAAAGTTGGTTTAACAGAAGATCAATTACCAAAATTAATTGAATTAAATTTTGAAAAAACAAATAATTCGGCTGATGGAAAAAGAGATTTACGAAGTAAATTAGGATGGATGTTAGGATTCAGAACGTCTAAAATTGTATTAAAACCTATATCTGAAATGAGTGATATATTAGAAAGAGATTTGACATTAAATGAAATTGAGTTAGAGAATTATTTATTAGTAAGAGGTGATGTTCCTATTCAACTTCATAGTGCAAAATATATATATTTAGTTGTAGATGATTTTAATTCTAATAAAGTAGATAATTTTGTAATAGATGATATTACATTAAAAGGATGTGATGCAAATGTTACATTAGGAGGTAATGTATTGGCTAAAATATTATTTGATAGTGGTAGTCAATTTTTTACTGTAGATAGATTAGTTACTATTCAAAGACAATATACAGGTCCTGTAGATATAAGTAAATTAAAAATATCATTAATAGATGAATTTGGTAGAATATTAGATCTAAATAAGATAGATTGGTCATTCTCTATTAAATTATCCAGTTAATTATTTACCACATGCTTTACATCCTCTACTTACTCCTTGTATTCTTCCTAACATATTTCTTAAAGGAATTTTTGGCATTATAATATTTTGTTTAATATCATTTTTTGTGGGTTTAATAATTTGATGCTTTGTAGATAAATTCATGTAGAGTTTATTCATTATAATATTAATATATAAAATATTATAATAAATTTTTATTTATTTATGGAATTATTCTTCTTCCATATCTATTAGTTTTATTTGGTGCATTTGATTTTTTACTATTCTTGGAGATATTAGATTTTTCTATATCTATTAGTTTTATTTGGTACATTTGATTTTTTACTATTCTTGGAGATATTAGAATTTTCTATATCTATATCCATATTTAATATCTCTGCAAATCCAGAAGGCATAGATGAAGAAACTACAGACCTATTTACAGGTTTAACCACAGGTTTAACTACAGGTTGAACTACAGGTTGAACTACAGGTTGAACTACAGGTTGAACTACATGTTGAACTACAGGTTGAACTACAGGTTGAACAACTGAAATATCATCTACTTTTTTGGTAGTTTCCATTGTTATATTATTTTTTGTTTCATTTGATAATATTTTATCTATTAATACTTTATTTTTACCTATAACATCCTGGTTTTTTTTATTAATTAATTCATTAGAATTATGTACTTTATTAATTTTTAATTTTTCAATATCCATTTTTTTATCAAACTCTTCTTGCATCTGTTGTTTTAGTTTGTTTTCATAATCGTTACGTGTTTTATTTGATAGATTATTTATATCTTTTATTCTTTCTTCTAATTTTTTTTCATATTCAATACGAATTTTGTTTTCAATCTCTTTTTCCATATCTTTATTGTTATTATTGTTATTATTTTTTTTAATATTATTCAATTCTATTTTTTTATATTTTTCTTTTTCTTCTTGTAATTGTTTAATTATATTTAATAATTTTTTATCACTTTCTTGTTTAGTTGATTTAACAGATAACTCATTTAAATCTTTTATAAGTTCTGAATTTTTATTTGATAGTGATACAACTTCATCATATAATTCTTTAATTTTACTTTGATAAAATCCTGTTTGTGTGTGTTTTTGTATATTATTATCATTTACAATATATTTTATACTACTATATTTGTCATTATTTTTTATGGATAATAATCTTTGAACTTCTGCTTCCAATTTTCTTTGTTTTATTAATTCTGAATCTAAAGTATCATCATTTAAAAAATCATCGTTTTTATTCATTTATATTATGTAATTATATATTTTTATTATAATTAACCTATTTTAATAAAAATATTAATACTCTTAATATTTAATTGTTACATTTTTCATCACAATATAAATTGTTTTTTAATTTTAAATATCGTCTTTGATACGATCCATGTTTTTCATGGACACCTATGCCTTTTGCGCTTAATGATCCAGGTCGTAAAGATGTAATAGAATTTTTAGTGGAATTACCTCTAGTAGGTACATTTTTTTTAACATAACTATCGTTTTGTACGCTATATTTTTTACTGACATAATTATCTGTATGTAATGAACTGCATTGTCTAACTTGATTATTTATTACTTTTTTATTTTGATTTTGATAAACTAATGTATTTAAACATAAATGTTTTTTATTACATCCTTTTGGTATTATTTCCTCAGGATCTACACATTTTTGTTTAGATGTAAAATAAACAGTTTCTTCACATAAATTATAATCGATGTCTGATATATTTGATAATATAATATATTCTGTGGAACGAAATGCAGAAGGATTTGGATTCGCAATAATATTTCCACCAACCACAAATTCTGTATTATCTATATTTGCTGAACTATTCAGTTTAATTGTTTCATTGTTAGTATTAACACTACTTATTTTATCAGGTGAATTACTCATTACTATATACTAATAAAATATAAAATTGATTAAAAATATATTAAATACAATAATAAATTACAATGCCAAAAAATACATGCATGTATTGCAATAAAACTTATTCTAGGGTTTCTTATTATAAAAGACATGTACTATTGTGTGAAATGGTTCATTCATCCAAATTTGAACGTAATATGAATATAGAAGAAAATAATACACTATATTCATATAATGATTTGGTAAATGTAGTTCAAGAATTAAAGTATGAATTTGTAAAAATGCAAGAAGAATTCAAAAAATTAAAGAAAGAAAATGTTATATTGAAATCAAAACAAATAGACAAACCACACATAGAAATAAATGAAACGATTGTAACACCTGAATTATGGTTATTAAATAATAAAGATCCAGTAAATATTAATGAATGGATAAATAATATGAATATAACATTTCAAGATTTACAACATTTAGATGATTATATTGTATATAATTCATTATATAAAATATTAGAGCATGTAAAGATACCAATTTATATAATAAATAATAATTATTATAGTTATAATACTTCATGTTGGGATAAAATAGATGAAGAGACAATAAATAGTTATTATCAAAAAATTATAGCTATTATATGGAATATATTTTTAGAATGGCAAAATGAAAATTTGAATAAAATAAAAATAAATGATGATTATCAGACAATATATCATAAAAGATTGCAAAATATATGTAATAAAAATCAGAAAATGAAATATATTTCATTGATTAAAGACGAAATTATAGAGAAAATTAAAATATAATTTATCATGTTAATATTATATATGAACGGAGGTAAAGTAAAAAAAGAAATAATGACAATGGGTTCGAATCAAATAAATATAGATGGTAATATAGTTAGTAAAACGAATTATGAAGGATATTCACATGATGGTAAAAATATAAATATTAATTATTATAACAATGGAAAACAAGGAAGACTTGAAAATTTAAGTTTAAATGATTTCAGTAAAATGCTAAATAATCCATTTTTTAATGATGATGAAGAAATTCATGTAATAAAAAAAAATTTAAACCCAAAACACAAAAAATATATGGATATGTTGAAGATCTTAAACAAGCCAAAAAAAAAGTATTCAACAGATAAAACAAAAAAAAGTCCTAAAGGAAAGAAAAGCGATAAAACAAAAAGTAAAAAAAGGAAATAATTTAAGACAGTCTTTTTATATATTCATCATATGACATAATATTACTATCTTTAGAAACACTATTAGATCTATTTTTATTAATTGAATTTAATATAATTGTATCTGTTTCTGAATAACTTCTTTCTCTATGAAATTTTTTATAATTTGATACAGAATTTTGTTCAATGGATTGTAAATAATATTTAGAAGCATAAATAAGTCTATATCTATTATTTTCTTCGAAAATACAATCTAGATTTACTTTTGCTACATTACGAATTTCATTAATACATAATGTCATATTTTTTATTTCATTTGATTCGAATGAGATGTTAAATATACACATAATAATCATATTTTTTTTAAACATCGACTCTTCAAATGAGAAATAACAATTATGCGCTTCATAATCATTTGATATATTTAACAAACAATCCTGAACCTTATTGATATTAGGTTCTTTGGCATTAAATGAAAAACAAATATTATACACCATTAATAAATATATATAAAAAATAAATTAAAAAATAAATGGTTTAATAATCTAGTCTTTAATTAATATAGTAATGTCTTGGAAAAAGATAGGTGGTATTGATTATTCACAATATTCTAATAATATTCATAGTAATTTAAGTAATTTTAATACTATTGAAACTTTAAAAATAAATTCAAATAATACTTCATTACACGTGGCATCTAATATATTAAGATTAGGTAATAACATAGGAGAAACAAAACAAATAAATGCATTATGGTTTGGTGGTCTAGATTCTGACACAAATGAATCGGTTAATGTAGATGAAATACCTAGAAGTTCTCTAGAAGAAAAATATTACAGAAGCGAATATATAGGAGATATTACCAAAAAAGAATTATTTATATATAAAGGTGATACAATATATGATAGAATAAGATTAAAATCATCTAATATAACATTTGATACCTATGAAGAGTCTGATTTTAGTAATAATTATTCTGACGATAGATATGTTGAAAATATTCGTATGTTAATAGATAATACTGGGAAAGTAGGAATTAATACATTAGTACCTAGAACAAAATTAGATGTAAATGGTCAGTTATTAAGTGGATATGGTAGTGGTATAAATGGAAATAATACAATATTTCAATTAACTGGTGATAGAGATACATTAATTAGTAATGGTTATTATTATTGTGGCACATTAGATGTAGCATATGATTTTTCTTCAAATAATAGTGCTAATAATAATGGTAAATTAAAAATAGAAGTATTTGGTGGTGATATGTCAAGTACATCTGGGATGGGTATAGATACATTTATTATTGCAAATAATATAAATATAATTGATATAGTTGATAATTGTGATACAATTTATAATACATCATCATCATCATCATCATCATCTACATCTACATCCGCTACACAAAATGATATTCATGCCATTATATATAAAAGTTCTACATGTGGTGGTGCTGGATATGATGCAAATAATCAACAATCAAATGATTTATATAAATTATGTATATATAGAAATAAAACTACAGGAAAAGACGATGTATATATATACATTACTGGTTACAGAGGAACAACTCTTAATATTAGAGCATATATGATATCAAATGCTAACAATTCAATGAATTATATGGATGAACAATATATAGAATTAAAATATCAAAGTTCAGATAATTCAAATAGACCAGATAAAGAAGTAGATGATGAAGGAAATTTATTATTTGATGCAGTATATGGACCTCAAGCAACAAATATAAAATATAGAATAAAATACGGTGTTATAGAACGGTATGATGGTAAAATAGGATTAGGTACAAATACATTTAATTCAGATACAAATTATGGATCGGTAACGTGTGCAAATGATATATCATTAAATGGTAATACTCAAATTTTTGGTAATGCAAGAATAGAAGAAAATGTGTATATGGGTAAAAATCTAACAATTAATGGCAAAATATTTTTAAATGGTGAAATGAATGTCAATTCTGTCGTAATGCAAAATTATCAAATATTACAACATGCTAGTGTTGGTGGTGGTATTACACTAAATACAACACAATTAGTTACAGTCAATGATGGAACGCCTACTTATACACCAAATTTAAATACAATAATGTTTGATAATCAAAATGGATTATATCCATCTACGCCTTTTAAGATTGCTCAAATAGATGAGTATATAGAAAATGATAATAAACAATATAATTTTTTGAGTATTACTAGGGCAGACAATGCAGATTATTATGATTATGCCGATATAGCAATATTAGGTGACAGTGGTAAAATAGGAATGGGTTTAACTACTCCACAAAATAAATTAGATATAAAAGGAAATTTATGTATAGGAAATACATATGCCGGAAATTATACATCACCAGAAAATGGTTTATTAATAGAAGGAAGTGTAGGTATTGGTACTAGTACTATATCCAATTCCGGCGACGTAGAACTACGAATAGGTGGAGGCGTAGTAATAGGTAAAAGTGCAGCTCAATTAAATAAAGAAATGCAAAGAAATGGTCTTATTGTAGAATCAGCTGTAGGGATAGGTATTTCTGAACCAAGTTCAATATTAGATGTAGGTGGTGCAATTACATTTGCAGATGGTTCAAAACAATCATATGCTTCTTCATTTTTAGGTGCTAGATCAAATGGATTATGGTCACCTATGGGTACATATGAATCAGATGTTTTTACATTAGATAATAACAATTATACAATTAAGAATAAAGTTTCGTCTCGTTTTGTTGTTGATTGTAATAATTCAGGGTCAATTATGGCAATAGGGTGTGGAAATTCAGAAGTAAATGGTATAAGTAATGTAGGCAACGTTACAGTATATATATGGTCTGGTATGAAATGGGTACAATTAGGTTATTCATTAGTAGGAAATGTTGAAAATAAAGCATCAGACGGAACATTAATAGGTGAAAAGTTTGGTTCTTCTATAGCAATGTCAGGTGAAGGTAAAACACTTATAATAGGATCACCAAAAACATGTTATAATAATGATTATTGTGGAAAAATTATTGTATATTCATGGAATAATAATAGTTGGCAATCTATATGTGTATTTTACGGTGAAGAAGCGAATAGTTATATAGGAAATACATGTTGTATATCTAAATTAGGATCTTATGTATGCTTCGGTGGTGATAATATTAATTATATTTATAATGCAAATTTAAATACATGTGTAACAGATAGTACAACAAATACTAGCAATACTAGTGAAAATAATACTCAAACTACAGGATCATTAATGCCGGTGAAAATAACAAATATTAGTGAAGATAATAATACAAATAAGTTTGGATGTAGTATATCGATAAATAGAGAAGGTACAATAATGATTGTTGGTAGTTGTAATGCAAATGTATTGGATGTAAATAGTGGTAGTGTATATGTATATATACAAAAAATAAATAATGGTATATTGGAATTTAATGAAAATTATTATATAAAAGTCGAATCACCAAGTCCATTATCAAATCAAGGATTTGGTACAAAAGTATCAATGAATAGTTTGGGTACAAAATTTGCAATATCTGCACCAAATTATTCAGATGAATCACAAAATGTAGGTGCAGTATTCACATATAATTTATTAGTAGGTACATCAAATAATACAATATATGAAGATAGTGATAATTCTAATTTAGTTACAATAACAGGTAATCTATATGGTTCGGAGACAAATGAAAGATATGGAAGTAGTGTAAATTTAAATGGATCTGGCGAATATTTAATAGTATCGTCTTCTGGAGATACAAATACATATGGACAAATATATATGTATCATTATGATTCAACCTCTAATTGGTTAAACTTTTCTAAAACATTTAAATCAAATCAATATACTTTACCAGGTACAACAATGAGTGTCAGTAGTGATTCTACGATTATAGTACTGGGATATGATTTAAAATTTACAAATGAAAATTATAATAATGCAAATGTATTAAGATTGGGTGTATATGAAAATACAGTTACAAGTGAAAGTAGTTTCATTAAAAATAATTTATTAATTGGTGAGTCAGAAACAAGACATCCATTAGATATATATGAAACAGAAGATAAAAATGTATTATGTATTAAAGCTGATGTTCCAGTTGAAACTGTAAATGATGAAGGCGTTACAACTAAACAATTAGATCAATATGAAGGTGGTATATTATTACAAAATTCATTGGAAGGAAATACTACATTTTTTTTAAAAAATAAAGATACTATTTTAGAAAACATATCAGGATCTATAAAGATAAATTATGATAAAGGATTAACTATATGTGGATTGGAAAATGATTATTGTACAATGCATGCTAAAAATGGAAATGTAGCAATTAATCATACTGATCCTATGGCACCATTTGATGTAAGGGGTTCTCAACGATTAAACGATACAAATAATAATGTACTTATATCTTCAGCATCTTTTCTTAAAAATAATAGTGGAACAAATAATACATCTCTTGGACAACAATCATTATATAATATTATAAGTGGAAATTATAACATAGGTATTGGATATAGATCTGGTTTTTTGATTACAGCAAGTACAGATAATATAGCTATAGGAAATAAAGCTCTATATACTGACTGTTTAAATTATAATGTAGCAATAGGTTCAAATTCTTTAACTTTAAATTCACAACATAATAATGTTGCTATTGGATATAATTCATTAAGTTCTGATGTACAAGGTATATATAATACAGCATTAGGATCACATACTGATGTAGATGGTAATAGTAATTGGCAATATTCAACAGCTATTGGATATAAAGCTATTATTGGTAAATCAAATGCAATTATATTAGGAGATAGTACAAATACTGATTTATGTGTTGGTATTGGAAATAATTCTCCTAATTCAAAGTTAGATATTACAGGTAATTTAAATATCAGTGATACAGCAACAATAGGTAACATATTATATCCTAAAAAAGGATTAAATATAAATGATGATTTTATTGTTGATGTTGAAACAAATATGACAACAATTGTAAATGATCTAACTGTAAATTCAGATACAGTATTAAATACATTAACTATAAATGATTTTTGCAAACCAAATATGGGAATAAATATAAATGATGGCGATTGTACAATAGGTATTGGAGGTTATTCAGTATTTGGTCAAACAGGAGACACTTTTACATCTAATAAAAATAATCCATTAGTTACTGTAAATGGATTTGTTAGAATGAATCAAGATGTAGATGTGATAGGTACAATAAATGCTTCATCAGTGCAAACAAATTATTTAACATTTACATCATTATTTAGTCCTAATGGAGGTATAGGTATGTTTCCAGCGACCAGTAAAACAGAACCTGTATTTTCAGTTGCTGAAAATTCAGGAAGTACATTTATTAATGGAACATTATCGGTCGATGGTGCATCATCATTCAATAGTGGGTTTTCATCATACGGTGAAATATCATCTGTATTCCATAATGATGTTTCTATTGATGGATCTCTAACTTGTTCTAGTGCTGAAACTATATTTACACCTAATAGTGTAACAATAGGTGATGGAAGAACAAGTATATTATTAAATGATTTTACAGATATTGGACCTGGTATAAAAATCGAAGCGCAAAAAAGTCAAATGGTTATTAAAGCTGGAGTAGAAAAAGTAACAGTTGAAGGAAAATTATGTGTAGAGGGAGAATTAGATGCTACTAATATTGTAGGGGGTGGTTCTGTACCTGTCGGTGGAATTATAATGTGGTCAGGAAGTGAATCAGTAATACCTACTGGATGGGCTTTATGTAATGGTCAAAATAATACACCTGATTTACGTGGAAGATTTATAATTGGTTCAACACAAGGTCAAGAAGTTGAATTACCTGTAAGTACAGATGGGGGTGAAAGTACAAATACAGATATAACTGATAAAATAAAAATAGATCAAAATTCTAATGGAGGATACTCATCCGCAAGTATAACAACTGACCAAATACCCAGTCACAAACATACAGTTGATGCAAACAGTGAAGTACATTCACATGGATTAAATACACAACCACATACGCATACAATAGATGCATCTCAATTTCAAACAACTGGCTTTATAAATGCATGGGGCTCTAGCGTTGGTCCAAATGGTAACGATGGTTTAAATGCAACAACACCGGGTGCATTAGCAAATGGTGATTATACTACTGCTAATCCTAATTTATTTCAAATACAATCAGTTCAAACAGTTGCCGATAATGGTAATGCAGCATATGCATTAACTGTACCTATGCATAATGGTAATGGAAGAAGTGTAGAATTAATTGATTATGTATCTTTACAGGTTGAACCATCACCTGTTTATAGTGGTACAGCTGTTACACAAACAGAACAACCACCATTAACTAATAATACTACTTCCTGGCCTAAGGAAGGAGATACTGGAATTACTATTGGTAATACAGGATCTGGAAAAAGATTTAATAATATGCCGCAATATTATGCATTAG